AGCCAAGGATCTGCGTAAGCTTTCCTAACTCTTCACCGCCTGATGTTTCGTCTTCTTCTATAATCCAACTTGGGATAGAATCTTTTATGCTTGCTTGGTTTTCAAAGTCGTGGACGCTACCAGATGCGACCAATCTGTCAAGTGCTGAGACAACATCCGGGTGGCTTGCGTAGATAATCGGGTCTTTGAACTCTGATGTGGCTGCGGAGGCAGAGACGATAGCAGAGCCAACAGTTCGGTGTGCAGTAGCCGTGGTGGCGCTGCTGGTATCAGTGCCGTAGTTCAAAATGGTACCGTTTGTAATACGGCCAGAGTAATCCAAAACAGTAGCGTCAGTTGTTGCGTCCCCTGTAATGCCCTCGTTAAACTTAAAGTATACACCAAGTTCTGCGTTTGCTATTTCATTATTTGTGCCGCCACGAACTTGTGTCCAATAGTTTTGTTGTATTTCTTTTTCTGTTCTCTCGGCTTTCCAATATCTGAACTCGTCGTAACCACAGCTAACAGTTTTTCCATAACCATCCATATCTGTGCCGACTGAGTTTCCTGATGGGTTTGTTAAGAGCGCGCCAATACGGCCGCGAAGGGCGCCTGTAACTTCGTTTAGAGCAATTGAAGAGCCTGTTGTTGTGGTCAAGGTACCATTAATGTATGACTTGACAGTTAAGCCCTGAGATGATCCGGAACCAAAGGCAAAAGCGAAGTGATTCCAAGTACTGTTGGTATCGTTAAAACTTGACAATGCAGTTGCATCATCGATGATTTTTAAATCTTGAACACCAACCGTTCCGGAGTATGCATTAAGGTAAACAGCATCCATAACGCCGGCGCCGCCGGAGGAGGAACCATAAATAGTCAAACGGCCGTACTGTGCAGAGCTTGATGGTTCGCCATTCCACAAATCAAAGAATGCGATGCGGGAGCGAAGTGGGCCGATGACGGTGCTTCGGACGCCGGCGGTGTTTTTAGGTACACCCTGAAGCCAGAACTCGACAGTTGCACCTTTACTTGGAAGATTATAGGCTAGATTACTTTCTCTTGAACCAACTCTGTCTAATGCAAGCGTACCGTCAGTTTGATAAATGTCCGTGTCGTAATAGTTGGAACCAGTAAACTGTAGGTGGAATGAGCCAGTTGTCATTCCGCCGGCTATGGCGTTTGGGCCACCATAAAAAGTAATGTGTGATTTAACTGTATTATTGGGAAAGTTATTTACGCCGGATAAGAAAGCAGCGGCGCCGTTGTAGTCTATACGAAAAACACCATTCGTCCTAGGATACTCGTTCTCAAGGATATGGAGGTCAAGGTAGTTGGACTCGTTGTTGTAGCGAGTTATCTCTTCTTCGGAACCATCATACGGGTATTGAGTGGCAACTCTATGAAACGAATCCCTATAGTACCGCTCGGCTGATCCATAAACAGCAAAGTTGGCTGGATCACTATAATCCACCTGTGGTATAAAACGATTAATCCTCTCGATCTGCTCTCTGACGTTATCCGCAGATTCAAGCTCGGGGACGTTCTTGACTACCTCTTCTTCTAGGTTAGTCGAGACGAGTATGTCGTTTGTTTTATTTGAATCAAATAGTTTTTTGATACTCATACTTTAACTACCTTAGTTATTCAACTCTAAATTTAAAGATTTCTGATTGCTCAACCCAACTCCCTATATCTTCGTTATAGAATGCTAGTTTTATACCGTTAACATATCCGGGCTCAAAAAGTGCCATATCTAAATCAAAATAGGATCCGGATGTGTCATATGAAAGGAAAGTATAATATGGTGTGCTTCCCGTTCCGTGTGGTATAATTTTTAGATCATCTATAACCCTGAAGACTTCGAAAGAGCCACTTTCAACAATTTCAACCTCTGGCGTGCTTACCGCCTTAGTGTAAATAGTTGGTGTCCAATCTTTTTGGCGACTGTAAACTCTAAAACGTGCAGTCTCTTCAGGACGATACTTTTCTCGCAAGTTTGTTATTGTAACCACATAATCGTTTGTGGGGGCATTGTACATGTTTGTAATGGTTTTGGGTTCGATTGTTCCTGTACCGTATTGGATGCCCGTTGAGGCATCGGCCGATGAGTTATCTAGTTTAAACCATATGTCATTGATCGTTGTAAGGGGGGTAGCAGCAGCCGTCATAGCAAATGAGGCCGAGTATATACCAGTAGAAACATGACCGCCTGTGACCGCAAATAAACCTGTTGATAGAACGTGGGTGCCGTCTGCCACAAGTGAGATAGCTGATCCAGTGGGTGTGCCTGCTGAAGAGGAGAAGATGCTTACGCCTATATTATCTGTTCCAATATCAGGTATATTACGAAGTCGTCCTCTAAAGTAGTTATAAAAGAAGATAGTATTTAGATTCTCAGGTCCAGTAGCTAAAGAACTGCTATAATAAAAGTTTCCTCGGTCGTCCTCAATTGAAGAATCCCAGCGAGCCTCAATATTTGGTTGCTTATAGAAAAACTCTGTACCTCTTGCGAAGAATCTTTTTGTATAATATGATCTTGCAGCAGTGGAATAAGTGTTAGATAAAAATACACCGACCCCTTCGTCTTCTTTTTGTCCAAGATTAGAGGAGGATAGCCACTGTTCTACAAGCGGTGTAATGTCTAGTTCTATGTCTTCAGTGCCGTCATCGAAGGATGCGGAGAAAGAAGAAGATGTATCGGAGAAGTAATCGCCGCCTGTTGTAGCCCAAGCGCCGGATCCACCAGTAAAACCCACGGTAAAACTAACGCCGTTCATAACACCAGATGGTATTGCGCTGTTACCTGCCACTCCTCCTACATTTTGTGTTAAGGTCATAAATCCACTGTCCGATAAAGCACCAGAAAGCGAAGTTATAGACATCTTAAGTGTGCCAGCCGTTATGGCAGCAGACAAAGCATTGTGAACTGATGTTATTGCTTTAGCTGCTGTGCCGTCAAGGCTGGTACCTATTAGTGTTGCGGTTGATTGTGTCTCGGTTTTGCTACTATCCGATGTAAATGTAACGGACGTACCATCAGTATTTATAAGAGTAAAACTTTGGCCGTTGCCGCTTAAATTTTGATCAACTTGGAAGCGCATTGTGGCAGCGACTTGATTTGTTTGACTATTTACCCAGTTGGAAGCACCAATGTCTTTGTAACCTTCCATATCAAGGCCTGTACCCTCATTCCAAGAGCCTGAAATGGCTGAGACATCCATTGTGTATGATTTAGGAAGAGTCTGGCTGTGGGGTGCGTTGTAGAGTCTTAAAAAGAAGTTTACATTACCACTAACAGGAATAACTCCTGCATCTCTGTCTGCTTTAATAGAATCGGTTGATGCAGTGCAGTCAAATTTAATCAGTACTCTAGCCTCCTCCGTAGAAGTGGAGTTTGCTTGGCCATAAATTGAAAACACCTCCAGAATATCAGAGGCCCCCATGTTGGACCCAGTAGCTCGGGTAACTAAATTCTCTTTGAAAGCGTTTGATATAGTATTATCTTTTTTAGCGTAGTATCTTTTAATACCCATTATCTTACGGTTCCTTTAATATCTATTCTTGGGAACTTGATCTCAATTATTACATTGTCTGGGACTGATAAGTACCTGCCATCGAGGGACATATATTGATCAATGTTAAGGGCTGAGGATGAGTAGTTTCCTCCAGACTTACTGACAAGCTTCACTCTGGATGTATCCACCACGCCGCGCACCTTGTTGAGTTCTGTATATACATCGGTAATATAAAACCTTTCTCCTATAAACATCGGAGATGAGTATTTTCTTCTAAGTGCTTGTATACAAGAATCTAACACTTCGTATTTGTTTATTTCTTCGCTTGATACAACCTCAAAATCGATAGCTATATTAACTATCTTAGCATCCAGAATATCTACCGTATCATTGATCATGCGATATCTGTTTAAGTGAACTTTTAAGTTTTCCTTGATAGCATTGTTTGTAGTAGCCATTTTACCAAATGAGTTCTCAGAGATAACATAAATGTTTAGATTTCGTTTCAATGAATCTTGGTCTCTGACAACTCTTGCGCGTTTGACGGAACCAAACTTGCCGGGCATCATATAAACAAGAGCTTCGTAGTCTTGCGAAGTAACAGCCCTGTTTTGACTAGAAAAAGCCATCATAGCTTCTTGTCGAACTTCTTCGCGTGATGGGATTGCTGTTGAGCCAACTAGAGGCTCTTCATTTGAACACTCTATACTAGCAACAACATCCCTTGCTGCTGCTGTATTTGCTATAGTTGGGTCGTTAAACTCAAAAATAGGATTAGCTACTGCCGTGATTGATCCAATAGCTGCGTTAGCATTTGAAGCAGTATTTTCTCTGAACCTTATTGTTAGAGTTGTGTTTGCTGGTCCTATGCCCAACTTGTCATTTCCAACCAGATTAGATGGATCAAAGGATACATCAGTAGTATAGTCTTTCGCGGCCCTTTGCAAGACTACATTTGCCGGGTCGGCGATTGTCTGTGAAGCTGTTTCAGAATCAGAGCCGTGGCCAAAAGTTAATGTAACTCCATTAATATCTCTTTCAACTGTAAATCGGCGCGCAGCAACAAATGGTCTCATAAGTGATGGAGCATTTTGTCTTGTATTTTCATCTCTATTGGGAACAGCCTTGTATACAACATCTTGTGTTAAGTATTCAACTTCAAAATATTCGTGACCTTGTGAATCAAATACACTGGTTATTTCTACTAGGTTCGCGTTGTTTATACGAACCGTCTTAAACTTTTGGAACGCACCTACAATCTCAGTAGTTTGGCCAAATATGCCTGATATTACCTGCCCTTCGGCCTTAACAGCATAACTTGTGGGTACGCCTGTTGTAGTATCGGTCTGCGCGGCTACTACTTCATTTGATGGGTCATCAAAACGAACATCATCTGTCAAAATAAAAGAGGCGCCAGAATCAGACTTAACCACGGTATTTGCTTTTAATATTGGCATATGGGTTGTTCTTGGGCCGAGACCGACTGATGTGGCCGGAACTATTGCATAAAAAGAAACCATACCAGAAGTTGTTTTGGCTCCGGTATATTTGTATCCCATCTGCTTGGCTATTCGAAGAATATTTTTAAAGTCAACGGCCGTATCAATAAAAGACTCGTTAACCTGATAGTCAAGATAGAATGACATAATGTCGCCGACATAAGCGACCGTATCAAGCATTAAAGAGCCAAAGGAGGCCTCGCTGAAATCTTTAAACGTGTCGGGGTAATATCTCTTTGTATAGTTTATGAGATCTTCCCTAATGGAATCAAAATCTCTGCTAGTATAATCTATGGGTACATTTCTTCTGGCCATCTAATGTTTCTCCCTCTTTAAATAGTATTCAAACAAACATTTAAACACATAGATTAATAGCCGCCGCCAGATCCACCAGAACCGCCACTAGTAGATGTGGAGGCTCCGGAGCCCGCATCGATGGTCAATTCTGAAACAACGTTTGCGGCTGGTATCGAGTATTTTATTCTTATGACTAAGCCGTTGTCGTCTGTCTCACCGACTATTGCGGTTTGTGGTTTATACAATTCAAGACTCACTAACTCAATATATGGCAAGTATTTTTCAACTTGAACTTGGATTCTGTTTCTGATTCTTTCTCTTGTATCGTTATTATTTGGTTCAAAGAGGAAGTTTCTGATGCCAACTCCAAACTCTGGGATCATTATTCTCTCGCCGGGGGAGGTTAATATGACCATTTTTAAGTTTTGCGATGCCATATCAGTTAAATTTTTATGTAATGTATATGGTCCATCCACCGTATCTACTGTAAGTGGTAGAGCTATTGCTAAACCTTGAGCCATTATTTATTCCTCCACATTAATATATAGTTAGTCGCACAAGTCGCCGTCATCGTTATATGGATTACCTGTAACTCTAAGGCCCCTTTCCCACCAACGAAGCCCATCTTCAAAGTTAACCTTTGGTCGGATTGAGTTTCTTAAAGAATCGGCACTATTCTTTGGATCCCTATCGGAAGACATATCAAAATCAAGAGCTTGTGCTGCTTCATAGAAACTTTCGAATACTCTTCTTGCAGCCTGACGGGACCTTTGAAAAGCTTTCTGTGGGCTATGGTTCCACTTTCTAAATTTCTTGTGAGGTTTTCCGCCCGGATATTCCCATACGTCCCCACCTTCGTTTGGATAGCCGGTGTTGCCTATTGATGATGTAAAACCCATTGTTGAGTACATCGCGATCAAAGAAATAAAACGAGGCAACGGGAAAATATATTTAAACATTGTTCGGAACTCAGGAGTTTTTTGCATCTCAGGAATCAAACAATAAACATCATAAGAATCAGCCTTAAACAAATCGTATTTTTGATCTGGTATTGGAAGCTCTCCGGATGCAACAGGTATAAGGTATCTGGTTTCTCCTGCGCGATCGACGACATTAAATGCCTTATTTTCTCTGGAAACAGACTCTGGTATTGTGTTCATGACCTCTTCAAATGCGGCGTTGTCCTCCTTAGCAACAAGGTAGCTTAGTCGCAGTCCAAAACTCCATCCTTCCCACAAGTCAGATATATTACCCTCTATTCCTCTAGAGGCCACATTTTTAACATATGCTTCCCAGTCATCTATATTTACAATGTCGTAAAGATTTGAAGATCTATCCACGTCAGATCCGGGGGCTTCTTTTTCTTGTATTCTAATATATTTTTCCAGCACAAATGGCCAGTAATTATTTGTAACAAAGCTCACCGAATCATTAGATCCTCGCCGGACCGGACCAGCCTCTATCACATAATCGGTTGGATCATTTACATCGCCCATAACATTATAAGGACCCTCGGCATCTACAGCACCACGAACCCAATCAGGACTAAGAGCCATGAGATTATTAACATTATTGACCACTGGCGGGATTGCATTTGACAGCTTATCCCTTAAAAATGTAAATTCTTCTCTAACGTACCTTCTTAAGAACAGGAGCGCGTCTTTTTCGGTGCGGCCAACAAAATCTTTAAATGCCCTGTCTTTTGCATTTTTAGCAACTCCCTTATTAAACCTGTTACTTCCTGCGCCAATACCAACCGCAGAGGCAGCAGCGGAAGTAGAGAAAAATCCATCAAAAATACCTTTGCCTTTGATGGCAGCATCTGATAAACACTCAAGTTCTCCGTCGAACTCATCATAATAAGCCATTATTTCATTCGCTATCCTATCAAAAGCAGCGTTTTCTTCATCAGTTAAGTCTTCAGCAGTTAATATTCCAGCGTCTAGTTTTCTTTTAGTGTTGTTAACCGCTTGCTCTAAGAACCTGTAGTAGTAAGTATTGTCTGCTGCACCTGTTCTCTTGGCACCATCAACGACAAGACCTTGCTTCATTCTTTCAACAACAAACGTCAACATTAGGTCATCATAGTTATCTTTTGTTAATGCGAATGCTGTGAAGACTGGTATCGTTCTTAAGAACACGTCCAAAGTGTATATTCTTATGATTGCCCTCATGGAGGCTTCAAGGTTGGCAGCGTCAAAAGAACTAAGAATCTTATCGTATGGCGCTTCTTGAGAACAGAGCGGATCATTTTGTAATCTTGGATCTGCTGTTAGCTCAGATTCTAGCGAACTTATGAGATCTGACAAATCCTCTAAGTTATATATGGCTTTAGATTCTGGTTCGCAGCCTGATACTTCAGGAACTAGTGTGTCGCATAAGTCTAACCAGCCTTTGAATCTTCTCTCCTTTACATAAAACGGAGGAGGAACTAAATCAGGGTTTGCCTGAGCCCTTGGGCCACCAAACTTTAATGGATCAAGTTCAATAATCCTAGCCTGTCGATCTGGGTTGTACCCAAACTGGAAAGCTCTGGAGATATTGTCAAGGCTCATCTTCTCCGAGATTTTCTTTTCTATTTTACTAAGATCGTCATCGTCTCTGCTCTTGTATCCGTCATTTGGGTTCCCAGTTGATACAAGTGTGGAGATTCTTTCTATGAATCCTGTTGAGAGTTGATCAAATAGATTTAATCTTTTTATCGGGTCTGGGAAATCCAGCGGGTCAAAGAGATCTTCTTTTTTAGCAAAATAGTTTCTAAATGCCCCTCTGTCCATAACTCTAACTGCTGTGCGTTGGTCCTCCGAAATGTCAGTTAGCTGACTTCTAAAGAAGTTATATAATGCCTCAGTCTCAAAAGAATCACCCAGTGGATCCGCAGTTGGCCTTGTTAACGGTTCACCCGGTGTTGCTTCGGTCAAACCATCTAAGAAATCAGCTATGTCGCCCGGTGGGTTGGACACAACTTCAAATTCATATCTAGGGAAAGAATAACCCGAGGCGCCCGGTTGGTAAATTGATGTTGTTAGTTGTTGATTACCAAGTTGGCGTAACTCCTTCTTAGTCTTGCCAGAAGGTTTGCCAGTTTTGTATGTTTCGGTAACTTTAACTTTGTATCTGTTATCATCAATTATACGCTGTGTTTCCTGATCAAACAAGTTGTAATCGTACTCAATAGTAAACTGATATGGCGACTGATTATCTTCAGGATCTGTTGGGTATGCTCCGTATTTTAATACAACATCAGCAGAGGATGTGTCCGGGAGAGGTAGTAACTTATGTTTCCCGCCATATTCATCAAGGAATAGTTTGCCTTTTGTTCCTGACCGTGAGGGGACTCCTTTTTCGCCCGGTTTACCGACACCACCTAAAACTTGCTTACCTAACAAGACCTCTCGGGCCAAGTCGGCAGCCGAGTTTTTAGGATTCACCTTTCTAGCTAGTTTGAGGCCTCCGGCGGTATCTTCATCACCAGCAAACTCCTCGAAGAATATCTTTTTAGCAATACCCGAACGAAGATCTTGAGCGAGAACAGACCTCTTAGATTGAGATCTATCTTCAATATCATTCTCTCTAATCCAAGCTTCGATATATTTGCTACGCTCATCAATGCGTTTTTCATTAACTCTTTGAACTCTTTCAAATTCCTCTATAGCTGATGCCATGTTAGGAAAGCCCGGAGGTTTAGTTGTGGTGCTAAACGTCATGTTTTTGTGCATACTTTTAAACTTCTTGGAAAGATGGGCCGCGACGGTTGGAGGATAGCCACCATTAGAATATCCAGCGCCGAAAGATTGCCTTCCAGACTTGCCACCTTCCGGACCATCCAGTACTTCACCAAATACATTTATAGGCTTGTTTGCGTTACCATCAACCTTACCCTCTTGGGGTTTCATAATCGCATTATCACAATGATAATCAAAGAAACCAAAATCTGCTGCCAGCGGGGCACCAAGATGCTCAACATACCAGTTATGCTGTTTATAGGGACGGCCTAAAGTATCAGATAAGACAGCATTTAAGAAGCCACCTTGGCCTGTGCCTTTATTAATATTACCCCACAAGTCTCTTAGGTGAGCTTTTTCAATGGTTTCCATCATTGATTTAGAAATATTATTGTTAAGAGCCTTTTGAAGTGGATGTTCTGTTGGGAAGAAACCTGCGGCTGGGCAGTCCTCGTCGGAACTCATTGGTGGTGTGTTTCCAAACGGCCCATTTTGCATCACATCGGCTAGATCTGCCAAATCCATTAGAGCCTTGTCTTTAAGGTCATCAAGAATATCTCTACACTCTTCTTTAGTAAGTCCCTTTTGTTGCAAGAGGTCACACCTGAACTCTTCAATCTTGTCAGCAGTACCGGGAGCACAAGGATAAACGTCTAAGTCGCTAGCGTTTGGCAGCAAGTTATCACATAACTCATTTAAGTTGGGGATAAATGGCGCGAGTGACCTAAAGAAATCTCTGAACGCGTTGGGATCTGAGAATATATCCCTAATACACTCCGAGTCTGATGTTTGTGCAAGCTCCATTGCCATCTTCATTGTTTCGTCGCTTGGGTTGCCCCTTAACAGTTGACATATTTGACCTTGTGTCAGCATCAGAGAGATATCATCAATAAAGTCTCCCATTTCATCATTTGTTAGACGCTCAAGGCAGTCTTGATCTGGGTCACCCAATGCATCAAACAAATTTTTGATTGTTTCATTCATATCCTCTTGGGACGCGTCAGGACAAAGATTATCTTTTAGCAAGTCCCTAAAGTGATTGTTTCCGTTAGTGAGGTCGAGCAAGTTAGCGCCGAGGAGTGCTAAAGCATCACAAGCAAGAGAAAAGATCTTTTCTAAAATTAATTTAACTACTTGCATCGCGATAGCTACAGCAGTCTCAATAATGGCTTCTTTTAAAGCTTTTAAAAGTATCGCAAAAAGGTCAGGGATATTGAGTATGCCAAATTCTGGGAACGTCATGTCAGAATCCCATGCACAGAAATCAAATTCTACGGTGCTCAAGAACGAATCCAGTTTTGGCTCACTATAAATAAGTGGAGTTTGCCTACAAGCCACCCTCTTAAGTATTTGTGATATGATTGGAGCGCCGGGAAGTTGATTTGCAGCCTCTAGTAATTCTTCGGCGCCAAGAGCATCAAACATGGACTGCTTAAGTGCGTCATAAGCTTCCTTTTGAACACCGCCCAAAGCTCTGCCATATGTGCCACCTGAGCCCTTCTGACTATTTGGCTTGGCTGGTTTATCGGCATCTTCTCTTGCTTTTTGTCTAGCTTCCTTAACAGCCTCCGAGCCTCCTTCTTCACGAGCAAACTTTTTCTGTTCGGCGTTTAGTGGACTAACTGAGAAACCTGCACCTGTGTAGTTTCCGGGCTGGTAGTCAGTATCCCAAGGTGCTGGCATATCACCAAAGTTATTTCGCATGGAATCAACAACTTTCTGTTGAGCCTCTGGTGAAAGGCCCAAGAAAGATCTTGTTAATGCGGCGTCTTCCATAGAGTTGAAAGCCGCTTCCGCAAGTAGTTTTGTCGCGTCGTCACCAACTATACCTTGTGCAACACAATCAATAGCTCTCATTGTCAAAGCGATCCAACCACAATGACCAAGCCTATCATTTAGTCTAACAAAAAACTTTTCTTGCACATCTTCTGGAGCATTTGATTCTTTCGCGGCCTTCAAGGAGCCATGTTCTTTAATCTCTACTGCCTGTTGTTGGGGACTAAGTTCTCCCCAAGCAGTGTTTGCTGGGAACATCTCCTGTATAACAATGTCTAGGTATGGATCATCTGCTCGTAATTCATTGCGAAGTTGTGCTAGAACTCGCTTACTCTGTGCCGTAAACACATTATCAAATTCTTGTAATACATTTAAATCATCTTGAAGTTGGTCGCGAGTCTTACAGCTAAACTCACCTAATTTTGCCAAGAACAGATCATCAAAACCGTCAAGAACACCAGTCACATCATTGAAAAAATCATCTACTCTTTCATCTGCAAAATTTGAGTTAATCAAACAACCCAACATAGTTGGATCATTAAACATTGTATTTGAGTTGATACCATTCTGTATTTCAAGAGGGGGATATGTAAATTTGGTTGTAACCTCAAGCCAAGGCATTGGTGTTCGTGCGGTTAATGCGATATCTAACTCTGGTAATGCGCCAATATAATATAACGTTCTAGAGCGACCAAGTGGAGACTTTTTAGTATATTTCTCATATAGGTTTTTAAATTTACCTCGGGGGCCAACTTTAACAACAGGGCAACCCGGTAGATTAACGTGTATTTGTCGAATAGAGTATTTTTCATTTTCAAACTTAAACTTAATAAGTATTTTTTCCGGTCTTTTCCCCGGTTTGAATGGATCCAAAGAAAAGCCAAGATCTTCCATTAATTTATCAAGTTCATGTTTAAATGTAATAAGTTTATCACCCTCAGAAGCTAAACTAAAGGCGCTTGTTCTACCACTATCAGCCTCGACAAGCTTACCACCTTCAAACCCTCGCCACCTCTTAAGCTCATTATCGTAAACCCTAAAGGAGGATACTGCTCTCTTTATCATACCATTAATATCGTTGCCCATAAATGTGACTTCTAGTTTGTCTTCAAACTCCGTTTCTGGTTCCGAAACAAGTCTGTCTGGCGCGCGGTTAAACTGTTCTACGGGAATCGATATTAAAACTCTTGTTCTTGCTTTAAGTTGTAAGGGAATATGATATTCATATGTTGCATATTTCATCAACTCTTTTGGGATATTTATTTCTTCTGTTGATAGATCATAACCTTTCTTCTTAGGTAATAATGCTGCGTACCCAAGGCCAAGCGTGACTGCGGCCGTGGCGCCGACCAGAAGAGCTAAGGTAACTGGGTTTGTGGCTGCTAAAGCTATTGCCGCTGCTGTGCCACCTGTGCCAAGAGCAGCAGTAGTTCCAGCCAACACTCTATCTTTTGCTGGTTTAGCTCGATAAATAAAAGCTGTTGCCTCTCTGGATTTGTTAAAGTAATCTAGGAGCTTTCCAATACCAACTTGTTTTTTATCTTTCTTAAAGTTTGGGCTTTTTAGTTCCGAAACGGTCGGGCCTGTTGATTCAATCTTGTCCGTTGTCTCCGGTCTTAAGCTAGCGGCGACCATAGACTCAGCCCCAAAACTTGGTGGAGCACCAATAATGCTATTGGCAGGTGCATCAAAGACTAACACTATGTTTTGGGTGCAGTTCTTGCCATTGAAAAATACATCACCATTTTCCATCATACGGTAATCAGGAACATAAGCATACGGATTGGGACGACACACAGGGCAAGGTGGCTTGTCATCCACTTGTTCGACTGGATCACATTCAAGAAATTTAAAACTTTCGTCTATTGGGTCATAAAGATCAACATAATCTTCTAGTAAAGAACCATCAGACGTGTCTTTGCCTTCTGACTCGTCATCTGGAGAGGATGGGTTCTGGTTAGAATCAAGATAAGAGCCAGTATCTTCTCCATCTCTGTCCCGGTCTCTTCCACGACGGGATCCAGACTCAAAACCTTCTTCAGTTTCCGCACCAGTATATTCTTCTATACTGCTTTTGCCGTCTTCTCTTCTAATCTTTGACATTTTTAGTTGGTCCTATTGTGTCGGCTATTGATATAATATTTGCCGCCGTGCTCTAAGCAGTTAACTTTTTCAGATATCATATTTTGTTGCTGTGATATTAGTTTTGTCATTTGTTTATTAATAAGAGACAAATAAGCTCCAACACTGGATAGATCCGTGAGGCCCGGAAAAGTAGATATTGGACCTGTTGGGCCTATGCCCAATTTTGGCGAGAGTGTTGCGCTTGACAAAAGAGGAACAATCATTAATAATCCAGCAATAACAGAGTTGAGAAGTAATATATTATCTGACAATATGTCTAAAAAGTGTACTAGATTGTCTCCTTTTGGGATAGGTTGTAGAGGGTGAGGTCTAAACTGTTTTAGATTTAAGATTTTAGTTACGGTGTTTTCTAGACCCGTGCTGAAATCACGGTTCCCGGCGATAAGGTCAATACCGTAAGTCTCGTTTAGCTTACCATCTAAAGAGTTTCTACCGGGTGGATTCTTTCCGGTAACAATCTTAATGCCTTTTCTAGCCATAATCCTAATAGAGTCTGCCTTCATACCAATAGCAGAATCTGCTATTGATTGCCCAACATTACCATCACATATATCAAAATACTTATCGATATCAGCACGTTGAGATATATAAATTCTTGCAGCGTCTCCGGGTTGGCCATTATTCATCGAGCCAAAGCTTTTATCAGCAAAACCCATTTTTTCTTCACCGGTCTTCTTAATCTCTTTATAATTTTCACCCGGTGACCAGCCTTGAAGTCCAACCACTAAATCAATAGCGCCGGACCTAGTATGTCCTTTTCCACCATATCCTGAACTGATTGAAGAATTTCTGTCGCGGCCGAATACAACCCTAGCATTATTTAATACAGTTGGTGGGTATTGTTTTTCGCATTCCGCTAACACATAATTTGGCTGCTTTTCTTTTAAAACCGTATTGTCGAACCCTGCTCCATCTTTAGGGCTCAGTTTTCCGTCAAATGGGCTCAGTTTCTTATTTTTCTTATTTATTTTTTTATCTTTTGCCATTTAATTTAGTACTCTCGATTTCCTAAAAGCTAAATCAGTATATTGTCCTGACCTAGTAATACCCCTGTTACTTCTTCTTATAGCTTCGGCAAAGCGCGGGCCTTTGGTTCTTGCCGCGTGGTCATAAATACTGAAGTTAGGTCCTTTACCCATAGCTGGTGGATAAAATACTGCCATAAAGGCGTCATTTGCATTCTCTATTGGACCGTTTTGATCTATTTTTTGTTGAAAATATTTTTCAACAAATTCCATTTGTTCTACATCACTCATTGCAGCTAGATCTTCAGTTGTTGTGCCAAGATTTTTAGCTGTAGAACCAAGGAACTGTATTAATCCCGTCGCGCCTATTTGGTTAACGGCAGAAGCATCAAAAGTATAGCCAGTCTCAAAGTTTATAACATTGGCTAACCATGCAGGGTCCATCGGGGGCTCAAGATTATTACCTACTTCTACTATTTTATTTGCTAGTTCGGGGGATATTTGTGGGTATGCATCGAGTAGTTCTTGTGCGGTGGCAAGCTGCTCTCTTCCAGAATTATACGCTGCGCCAGCATCTTGATCGATGCCGGCGAAAGGAGTAGTTGTTGGATTACCTCCATTAAAGGCTCCTTGGGCAGAGTTTTGTAGCATGAGATCCCCAAGGATATGGTTTGTAGCCCTGTGTACGATTGAAGAGATATATCCAATAGACCTATTTGGGTCATCAAATCTAACTTCCACTATTGAACCGGGCATCAAGCCTTTGCAATCAGATCCTATTTCTTTATTTTTAGCCATATATGCAGGATAAAAGGTATCCGCAATGCTTAAGAAACCGGCTGTGTCACTTGCCTCAAATGGATTAGGATTTTGTAAATGTGCTTCCGGAATCATACACTTAATATAGACTTCATCACCACCCTCAATGCCATACTGAACTAAATGTACTGAATTGGCATCTGCTGTATCTGCTTTTGAACGTTGTTTAAGTGGCATACTACCAAGAATTGGTTGGCCCGGAGCTTGATATACATATAAAACTATGGCTCGAAGTGTACTAACATTATCAAATATATTTGGAGCGAACACATTTTTAATAGACCTACGATATATAGACATTGGATCATCAATGATATTTGATGATCGTGCAATGGGTGTACCAATAGTCGGAGTTAGATCTGGATTTAACTGACCCGGTAGAATATTTCGGTAATCAACCTCCATCGGTGGTCTCCTGCTGTAACATCTCAAAGATGTCTTCGCGGTCTGTGTCTGTTAAGCCAGTGTCACCAGCCTGTTGCTTGTGAATAAGGCCTGAGATCTTCACTAGCTGCTCGTTGGAGCGTTGCAGGGTCTCCACATACTTAGCTGCTACGGAGCCCACCTGCGTGTGCCTCTCCTCATCCTTAGAGAGGTATCGCATCACATCGTCTAAGAGTTCTTTGGTGATCTCGCGGTCATCTTGTATGTTATTAATCGCTGTCTCAAGGTAGTGATCTAAATCTTTCATAACTCGCCCTTATTCCATTTTTTGCGGAAGACTGCATATTTAACGCGCATTTTATTAAGGTTGTTGACAACTTGCTTGGTGTTTAAACCAGTTATCTCTCTCATATATAAATAAATAGCTTTCTTGTTAAAAATTTCTATGTCTTCGGCACTATCAAATAGAATACGGACGGCATTTAGGACTTTTTCTTCGTTTACTTTCATTTTGTCGTGTTCCCAAGTATCAATCTCATTCTTAAGGAAGTTGAAAAACTCTTCGTGTTCGCGACGGTTGGGATAAGGATTGGCAGTGGAAAGGTATTTCATTTCCATTTCTTTGGGTAACTGCTCAACTATTTCAAGTTCTGTTCGTCTTTTCTTACTTTGCTTTTTAACTTTGTGAATAAACCAGTTCTTGGTAATGACCGAGAAGTAAGAGAATGCTTTCGCTTTCTCTGGATTATACTTTGGTAAGATTGTTACAAGCCACACTTTGCATTCGTTTTGCAGATCGGCGATGTTTGGCAGAGTGGTAAACTTATAAGTATAAACTATTTTGTCTACCATCTCGCTAAATACAGGGCCGATAAACTCGTTATACAGATAGGATCTCTCCCGGAGGTCTGTCGATGCCACATATTTGATTATTGCATTTTCGTGTTCTTTGGTAAAGTATTGTTTACCCTTAGCTCTTCTCTTTCTTGGTTTAGGCATCGGCATCATCAGGCACCTCCTCGGTTAACTGTTCTTCTGCTTCTTGGTCGAACAGGGTATAAATTTCTACGAAGTCATCTAATGTTTCAACAAGCCCCTTGGAGTGTCTTATAAGATTTCCAAGAGTTTCATCTCCATAAAATACCTCTAATTCGTGAACATCATTTAAATGCTTGTCAAAAGATAATATTTCTTCAACAAGCGTCTGTATATCTTCTGAGGTGTCATATAAACTAATCATAAGGTTTCTACAATACCAAAACAAGAATATGTTAAGGAAAAGTGAAATAATGAGGAATATCATAAAAAATAAATCAAACATTGTCTACTCCCTCAGAAATTTTATTTTTATAATCATCTATGTCTTTTCTAGTGTCTTCAATAAATTCTTTAATTTTAGCCCCTGCTTTCTGCTTATTTTGGTCAACAGAAGCACGAAAAGACAAAGAGGGGATTCTTTTTAAAGAACCTTCTTCGCCACACTCACAATCAGTTAATTTTTCAGAAATCGAATGAGATACATCGAAAGAATTGCCACAGACATCGCATCTATAAGTATAGCGTGGCAAGTTATTCCTCCTCGTTTTCCTCAAAATCTTCTTTAATTTTGACTAGAGGTGGATTCATGACTACCAAACCTTCTTCTGAAAGTCTAAATTTAAACCCTTTCAAAACTGGAATGATATCCGACTGTTCCATTAAAGACTTCTGGAGCGCCATCATCAGAGCACCTAGTGCTTGGTCTGACATCAACATATCTTTATTACTCATTATTTTCTCCTTTGCTTATATTAAAGCATCTTTTTAGACCATCTAAAATATTAGTTTTAGATGACCACCCTAAATTATATAAACCGCTCGCGTCTGCTTCGCTATGTAGAATATCTCCGGGACGCTGTGGACCTACGGCCCACTGTACATTCTGTATTGTATCAATAAAATTCTTGATCTCTACCAGAGATACCGATTCACCTGAACCTACATCAAATGAGGCACCATTGAAGTTCTTTTTATAGTTGGCACAAAATATATTGGCTTCGATTACATCCTCTACATATATGTAATCTCTTGTTTGACTACCATCGCCATCTATTCTCAAAGGCTTAGATTGTCGTACCATCTCCATCCAAGCAGATATAACTGTAGAATAGGCGCCGCCATATGGTTGATCTTCAGAATAGACATTAAAATACCTTAAACTAACCGTATCTAGACCATATAAATCTGAGTATAATTTGCACTCTTTTTCGCTCATTAGTTTGTGCATACCATACGGAGAGGTAGGCCCTGAATCATCACCGTACACAGCGGCTGAGGAAGAGAACACAACTCTCTTAACCCCTTGTTTTTTGGCCCATTCTAATACTTTTGAGGTTCCAAGTACATTATGCTTTAATGTGTAAGAGGGGTGCTTGACTGAATATTCGACACTTGGAAGTGCAGCCATGTGAAATACCACATCAACCTTCTCGTCTGGGAGTTGATCAATAATATCGTGCCCGTCTTTAAGATCGATACCTATTGTTTGTTCAACAGGTAATGCATTATAAAGTTTTGAACCTATAAATCCTTTATAACCTGTTACAAGATACTTTTTCATCGCGTTTAAATTCCCCTCGCTACACTATAGTTTTCTTCAAACCACTCACATACTAGCTGCAAAGATTTGCTAAAATCTGTATATTCTTCTTGTGTCCAGCCCAGATCTATAAGATTTTTATTACTTGATGGTTTTCTAAACTGTCCGGGTGGGCCAGAGGTGTCCCATATAATATCACCTTTAAAATTATATATATTGGATATTATGTTAGCAACTGTCTTGATAGAGTGTTCCTCTGTGCTGCCTACATTTATTGGGTATGGATTATCATAGTTTTTCAATAAAAATAATATTATTCTTGCCATATCTCCAGCATAAGTGAACTCTCTTAGTGGTGTTCCATCACCCCATAGAACAACTGATTTGTTATCTCTTTTAGCTTCGTAAAATTTTCTAATCATAGCAGGAATAACGTGAGAATTTTCTAAATCAAAGTTGTCATGAATTCCAAATAAGTTATTTGGTATAATAGTAATAAAATTGCACCCAAACTGTTCTCTATATGATCTTGATTGCACATCCAGCATTCTCTTGGCATACGCATAACCATAGTTAGAGTGGTGTGGTTGGCCAGAATGAATTTGTTCCTCTGTTAGTGGATAAGTTGCATCATCAGGGTAAACACAAGTGCTAAGAACCGATAGTGCTTTCTGGACTTGGTATTTCCTGCAACATTCTAGCACATTTGAGTTAATCATAATATTTTCATAGAAAAACTCCCCCAAGTTATCCATATTGGCCTTGATTCCGCCCACCCTACCTGCTAAGTGAATAACAACTTCTGGCTTATGAAACTTAAAAAGCTTCTCGGCTTGGGTTTTATTTCTTAAATCAGCATCTTTAGTAGAAGCATATATTGCACTTGGGAACTGCTTCTGCAATGCTTTTCCAAGCATTCCGGTGCCGCCGGTTACTAAAACTTTCTTATTCAACAAATCTATCACAGCTTTTTCATCCAACTTTCTATCATCTCATCCAACATAGAATGAAAAGTATACTCTGGTTTCCACCCTAAGACATCTCTTGATCTTTGAGAGTCGCCCTTTAAATATTTTAACTCTTCAGGTCTCATAAATTTTGGATTTTGCACAACATAATCTTCCCAGTTCATATCTAGTTTCCTAAAAACATACTCTACCAAGTCTCTAACAGACCATGTTTCTCCTGTTGATACAACCCATTCGTCTGCTATATCATGATTGATTATTTTATGCATTGCGCGGACGTAATCTTTTGAATGACCCCAATCTCGATGAGAATCAAGATTACCAAGTTCTAACTTATCGCGCAGGCCTTTCTTTATTTCCACTGCGGCTTTTACCACTTTGTTTGTCACAAAATTTGAGCCTCGTCTAGGGGACTCATGATTAAACAAGATACCATTACATGCATGCAATCCATAAGCATGCCTATAATGCCTCACAAGGTTAAATGCTAACAGCTTTGCACAGCCATATGGGCTAACAGGCTTCATAGGAGTAGTCAGTCGTTGTACCCCGTCATCGTCAACAGAGTTACCAAACATCTCAGATGAACTAGCTTGATAGAACTTAGCCTCGGGGGCGAATAATCTATAAACTTCTAAAAGGTTTAAAACAGCCAACCCATTAGTTTGTATAGTAAAGGATGGTATGTCAAAACTGATGCGTACATGACTCATTGCGGCTAAATTATATATTTCATCGGGCTGCACTTTTAACATGATGTTTGTTAAGGAAGCAGTGTCTAACATATCTCCGTAGTATGTATGAATTTTATCATTTAGGTGAGTTATGCGACTATCTTGATTTTCTGCTACCGAAGAACGTCTGATAATCCCGTGAACTTCATATCCTAAATCTAATAGGTATTCCGCTAAATAGCTACCGTCCTGACCGCTAATGCCGGTTATAAGTGCTTTTTTCATGTTTTAAAAATCTCCATTTTTCTTAAGTCTGGCCAATCTTCTATGGTCCATTTTCTTGGTTCTGTCTGTTTTGCTACAGAGAGCTTCTTTAGCCCTAGTTCGGCTGTTTCAGGAGTCATATAATAATGATACCCTATCATATCGATATTTTGTTCTCGCCAAGGGATATTTGGTAGCCTGCCATCATATGACATTTTTTTCAAATCAGAGGCTGCTTGCGGATCATCAGTTAAGATTATCCCACCACGGCCTAAACTTAAATGTTTTTTGTATTGGAAGCTTAGACACATAAAAGTATCCGCTATATAACTATCTTTTCTCCATAGCACTGCTGCATCAGCGATATTAGTATCTTGGAAAAAATAATATTCTTCCCATCTTTCCTCTCTCCATTCCAGTGGTATTGACAATTTATTTGCTAGAAATGGAACAGAGAGGTAGGTATTTGCTGGGATATTTATCTTTTTTGCGTTTTGGCGACGTAAGCACAATTCTATGGCATGAGTACAAGAGTCAGTGGCGACAGCATATGTAGACCCAAAGAACTTAGCCACTTCTTTTTCAAATTGGTTGACCACTTCAAAACTCATCCCTTAAAGACCACTCCATTAAGCTCAAGGCATTTTACGTTGTAGTCCGCGCAAGTCTTTCTAACACGCTCCTTCAACTGTAAGAATAGATCAACATCGTTCTGAACATCCGTGTAAAGGTCTTCCGCGTCTAACATAATATATCGAACACAGTCAGTCTTGAATATTTCTTCTAAACCAATAACACCTTTTACCGTTTCAATTTTTGGACAAAAACTCACATGCTTTGGTAGGACGCTAGTAATCATGTTTACTTCTGAAGGTGTCTCGATGTTTGATACTGCAAAATATTTTATGTTTTTGTATTTAGACATTGCTTCTAAAGCATCAGGTACATGTAAGGTTGGTGTTGGTGGCTTACTTCTCCCTTTTGGATAGTCTAAAAAAATATCATGCTTAGTATTTAAGAAACTATCAAGTTGAACTTTATCTTTTACATGTGCCATATTAATTCTAATCACGACATCTTTCACATCTTTAAACTGTTGTAAGTTTAATAAGTGGTTAGATATAAGTAACATTTGTAACTCCTTTTAATCTATCTTCAGGTACTATATTGTCTACTCTAAAAGTATCACCCTCGTAATCACAACCTCCTCGCGGACCTTCTCCAAAAACAATAAATTTATTGCCTTCTGGCGTGATTACTAGTGCGTGTACTTCATTAGGTGGGGTTGAAACTAAGTCGCCTTTTACGGCCAAGACCATCTTGGCAGACTCAGGTGAATCTAAATCTTTATACCAATATTCCAAAGACCCCTCCAGCATCAACATATGTTGGGTGCTTTTTTTATGATAATGGTTTCCCCTAAGAACATCAGGGGCGGATCCTACAATAGCAACATGGTTTATACTTTCATTGTAAAAAATATCTGTTATTGTTCCTCTAATGTCTGTATGTGATTCTAGTGGTTCTGGTACGTCTCGCCACACATTTCTAATCTTCATTCTTTTTCCTACGGTAAAATAAATTTTGTCTTTTTATTAATACTTCGAATATTTTCTTTCACTCTCTCAGAAATATTCCAAGATAATATTAGTGCATACACTTCATCATATTCGTTGAATATCTCGTCACCTACGATGGGGATCCTTGTAATGGGGGTATACTTTCCTTGCTTGTGCTCAGAAGCGTCGGTAATGTAATCTAAAGTTTTATAATCTAAATTATAATAGTTTAAAAACGTATTAGCTTTTGCTGCTGCTCCTACTCCTATTATATTATAACCCATTGTTTTCACTTTGTAAAGCTCAAAAAGCAAATTATTTCTTTTATTTTCAAGGTTTTTCATGAAATATCGATAAGTCTTCTCTTCAAACAATCCATACGAAGTCTCTGTTTTTATCATATCTAAAGTCTTATTCAGCATTCTGGGCTCTCCCGAGGTTTTATTGGCATAAATTCTCAGTGAACCTCCATGATAATCAACAACTTCAATATCAAATATTTCAAATCCAAAACGAGCTAGAAGATTGTATGAGTATTTCACGGTAAAGTAGGTAACATGCTCATGATATATTTGATCAAATTTGTTATCGCATATAGTGTGATACCAGTAAGGCAACTCAAAAACAAAACAGCCATCTTCTTTCAATAGATTTGAAACGCCTCTCATAAAATCTTCTGTGTCATTCGCATGATTAACTACGTTGTTAGCTACAATCAGATCTGCAAGGCCTTCCTGTTCCTTAATGACATCACTAGTTGCACTATTAAAGAGCATAGTATAGGTTTTTATACCTCTGGTCGCCGCTAGCTCTGACATATACCTCGAAGGATCAACCCCTACTATATTGTGTCCTTTCATCTTAAATTGTTCGGATAAAAAGCCGTCGTTTGAACCAATCTCCACAATCTTTTTTGTCGTTTTAGTTTTTGTTTTCTCTAAAACTTCTTTTGAATACTTTATCCAATGATTCTTTGCAAATTCAGAATTAGAAGAAGTGTATGAATAATCATATAAGTTATATCTGTCATCATCTATTGTACTAATACCAAGACGAATCTCACCGGTGCTCTTATTAAGAAAGCATTCCAACGGATGGATTGGTTCAGACATACTAAGAAGTTTTTTTGATACAAATGTATCTGCGAAAGGGTGCATTCCTAAATCTATTATTTTAACATATTCGTCTTGCATTACCAAGTCCCCTTTTTTCTATTCGCGAATCTTACTCTAGTTTTCCTTTCACCAGAGTCATATGGATTCACAAAAAGAGATGTCTGATTTGTTTTATAGTATTCCTCTAAATAAGAATTTAAAAAAATATGCCTTGCTGTTGTTTGATTTACATTCCTTAGATTACATTGATCAAACACCGTCACCACTTCATTTAAACTACCTTCATCAACATCCTCTTGGGTTGCTAAACTAAAATATCTTGTTGTTTTAGTTTTTATGTCAATACAACCTAACATATCGATTAAAGTATCTGAATGTTTTATGGTAGGTGTTGCTGCAACTTCGTCGTAGGTTGGTTCGTTATGCATTATGATACCGTTATTTTCTTCTTGTGTGGAGGATTTTTGATAGTGTCCAGATATGTTATTATAAATATCGAAAGATATTTTGTTATAAGATGGTCCACTAATCGTCGTGATCGCTGCTTTTTTAAAACTACCATACACTACTGAATTACTGTTTGGCGAGTTAGATTGTATCATGTTACCAACAGTTGATTCCATGACACAACCAAGCACCCAAATAGAACCCCTGTTTATTCCCTCTGTGTACACAAGGTTGTTTCTTGTCCCTAAAACCGTCTCATAGTGTGTTGATATAATACAGATCTCGTTATTATAGCCGTGGGCGCCAATAAAATTTGATTCTACGCTGTAAGTACTCTTTGCATGGCAACCAATGATAGCATGACAATCTCTCAAACTACGCTGGTTTAGCGAAATAATATTTTTCTTATTGCTTTCAAAATAGCACCCATAACATTTTAAAGTGCCTTTTTGTTGGTTTATAAAAGAAATATACCAATCGCGAGACTTAGGTGGGTCTATAAAGTTTACATTGTACAAATTTAAGTTACACTTTAAACTGTCTAAAATAATTTGATTAGATAAGCTTGTGTTAAAAATATTAACTTCTGATGCATTCTTAAAAGTAAGCGCCGGCTTTGTTGGATCCTGTAACCTTATTGAAAAACCATTGCCATCTATTATTACTCTTTTATCATAAGTATAAGGAAAGACCAATGTATCTTTAATCAGTAAGTCCTCATTAAGTGAAATATTTATAGACTGATTGTTTTTAATCGCCTGTTTGATATTCACCCGAGATCTCCTCTTTGTCAGTCTCTGGTCCGTAATACGGCCCATTTTTAAATTCATAAAAAATAGTGTCATCCTCCAAAACCTCCAGAGAATGACCTGCGCGAAAGAAGACTATGCAAGAACCAGAGGACATGTGAATATCTTCTATAGGTTTGTCATCTATATCATATAATTTGGCCCTTACAGCACCCTGTAAGACGACCCAAGCTTCTTGTGTTAGATCTGTGTTCCTAACTATCTTCGTGTGCTTGTGCGGCGGCACAAAGGTGCCTGCCTTCAGATAGCGGCCGCTGACTTGGAGAAATTCCTCTGGTGGGCATACATCTGTTCTATACGCGCTCAGAGATTCTTTATTTAGAACAGAAGCTAACAAGATAGTACTATCTATTTTTGAGTATATTTCTTTTATCATTTGTTTTCGAAATGATCCCTTATCGCGTTTCTTATACAGGTATGTTGTGAAATAGTATACTCTTTCATCGTGTGTTGAAAGTTGTGTTCTACCGCTTCTCTCATATCATAATACAACTCAGGGGTTATATTATTGAGTATATCTGATAGTTCCTCAACACTATTGAATCTTAAGATTCCATCCTCCCTAAACCCAAAATCAGACATGTTTGGGCAACCAAAATAGATTGGAACTGTTCTAGTCCAAAAGCAACCCAGTATCTTTTCTTGCCAATGGTTTTTTTGTATGTGATTTTCAGTTGCAATTGAAAACATTGCATCAAAAATTATTGTTTTGTTATAGTCATCAAGCACATGAGAAGGGTAAGTCTGAGGTAATAGCTCTAAACCGGGATAGGGAGTTCTTCTGGAAGACCAAATTTTATGTGGTACTCTGTGAGACAATAGTAGCTCAGTAGCTGGTTTGCGAATCCAAAAACCAGCCTTGGTGTCTCTCCAGTTGGACACCAAATAAGACACATAGAATTTTTTATCCTCATAGCTTGGCTTATAAGATGGATCCATATACGGATCATGCTTTACATGATGAAAAAAGGCATTCGGTACTTTTTCTACAATCTCTTCATTGTAAGTTGTCATTATAGCATCGTAGCGAGGTGCATTGGCAATGATCTGATCTATGGGTGTAATCGCCCAAGGTGGTTCACTGTCAATGAATACATATTTTGTATCAGATTCACGGTTGAAGTTAGTCATGCGTGCCGTGTCAATATGGCATTTAAACGGAAGATCTAACTTTAGGTTTTTCCACGGCCCATAACATTTAGCTAACGGCATTAAACTTCTCCAAATATTTTGAACTTTGCTTATTATACCCAAACTCATACAGGTCTTGCATATAAATCATCTCGGCTGTTTTAATAACTCTATCAACCTGTTCATTTGTCATGATTTCTTGTTCCCCATCCCTAGAAGAGACACTAAATCTAATATTCTCAAAATCCTTCACTTTAATATCCTTAGAAATCTCTCCAAAACAGCCTTGCTCTAACTTGTATATTTTATCATATATGAATAGTGGCATGGCCATTAAACATATAGGCATAATATGATCGTGTTCTGGACCCCACGACCTTATATTTTGTAGAGCATCGATGTACTTATCGAAAGTATCTATTTTATTGTGGGTCACAGGATGTCGAAAATGGGCTGTGCCAGATGTTATATACTCATAGTAATATGAAATTATTCTATCGTATGGGTTTCTAACTACAATAAATTTGAAATAATCCTTGTATTGCGGCAACTCAAGAGAGGGTTTTTGCACCTTTGTTGTATTTGTATGCAATGGAGAATTTCTAACTTCTACATTCTCTTTTTCTACTCTAACCATACCCTCTAAATAATCTTGTAAATGATATTTAAGAGAACTAGCTCCGGCTCGGGGAATATAATGGTACACAAATTTTTTGTTTTCAGATACCAAAAGCTGATTTAGCTTCACAGTGGCTCCCATGAATCATCACCACTCTTCCTTAGCGGAGAATCACACAACCTATCTTTTTCTTGTCTGATGGAAGGACAGTGGTTACCAGTCCTGTGTATCAAATCATAAAATACCATCAAGCACATAACCTCAACTGTATGAAAGAAGTCACACTTTAAGTTTAACTGGTCTATGTTATCTCTCAAGACTTCTGATTTTTGGCCGCTGATCATAAATGTATTATAGTTCTCTGATTCAGCCCAATGTAAGGCATCAACCACATTACCAGAGTTGCCAGAACAAGATAGTCCTATAATAAGGCAATCATTCGGGTCCTCCACACCATGCGCGATTGTTTGCAACCAGCGAATAAAAATCTTATCATATCCATGATCATTAGCATTTGATGTTATGAACCCAACACTGTCAAATGAATAAACTGCTTTATTTGGTATAAGACGAGATAAATCAGTTGCCATATGGCTGGCTACAAAGTGGAGACCACCGTTACCTATTAAAAATATCTTTTTGGCATTATTTACTTTTTTCACCAAAATATCATATTCTTTAGTCAAAGATGCATCGGTACATTTTTGACTTATATTTTCAAAATCAATCAACATTGTTATTCCTTACAAGATTTCTTTATAATCTTTATAGCTGCTTGAATATCATCATTGTTTATGCTCAGGCTTGGCCTTAATCTAACTGATTTAAGACCTGTGCTGTTGCATATCAGACCATTTTTGTAAGCATTCTTTACTAATGTATCCCGTTTTGTTGCAGAAGTCAAGTCAAATCCTACAATTAAACCACAGTTTCTGATATTTTTCAGTGCGTCGATGGTATGAAGACCATCCATAAGAGTTTTTGATTGTTTATTTACATTTTCTAATATGTTATATTCTTCATATGCTTTTATAATATACTTGCACCTGATCATGTCTGTAACGTCGGAGTCCCAAGTTACTTCCAATTTAGTGCAATTGTTTTTATGAAAAATGTTTTTGAATTTATCTTTGGCCATTATGCCTGATAGCTGCGTTTTCTTGCCAAATACAACTATGTCAGGGGATGTCTGTATTTGATTAAAATACCACAATTTTCCAGTTGTACCAAAGCCTATCTGTACCTCATCATACACAATAGGGACATTGTAATATGATCCCATTTCTTGGAGCTTTAAGAAAAAATTACGATCGTGGTGTATATCTCCTGAACTACACTGAATTGGTTCTACTAAGATGCAAGTAATATCGTTGTTTTTCAGAAGCTTCTCAACTTCCTCTAAGTTCATATTTACTTTTTCTGAGTATGTCTCCGGCATAAAATCTAGTTTTTTATGTACTGGGAAGAACCGAGAGGTTACAAAAGAACCAAATCCATTAATACCATGAAAACTATTGTGAAATGAAATTATTTTTGGATTTTGATGCTTTTTGTGAAACATACAAACTTTTATTGCTGTTTCGACTGCTAAAGAACCAGTACAACAATAGTGAAAAAAGTCATATTCTCCCTGACCAGCATATCTGGAGAATATATTGTCAAACTCCAATGCTTCATCCGAGGTGAACTCACAGTTTGTTACTTTAAATGATGAAACTCTTAACATTTCTTGTTTGAAAGATTCCGTTAAGAATATAGGATGCTTATACCCAAGCGGAAGAGAGGCATACATACCGAAAAAATCTAAATATCTTTTATTCGTATTCTTGTCATATATGTAAGAGCCCAAACATTTTTCAAAATCTATGTTTATATTAAACTTACTATTTCTTGCAAAGTTTCTCATTCAATGTAACCAAGCCTCTGCAAAGATGTAAAAGTATCATCCCATTTACCTTGAAATCTAACAGCTTTGTCATCAATGTAAAATACTGCTCTAGGCTTTTCGGCAGTCACTTCTTTAACATATTGAGACATTTCATATTTATCCAACCATTCCCAAATTAATTCCACTCCTGTCATATTTTTAATTAAAGGGCGATCGGATCGTGCTTTAGCTGAGTATACTACAATATCAAACTTTTTTGATATTGTTTTCAGTGCCTCTTTAGAACCCGCTATAGGTGGGTCATAAATTGTACCATCATAAAAACCCTTTGAGCATCTATGAATGACACCATCAAAATCAATTCCAACTTGATAAGTTTCGTCTGGAAAAGAGTGTTCTCTTATTTCTTGTTTCATAAATCCCCCGGATAGATATGATCAACATCCTCTCTGCTGACTGCCAACCGAATAGCTTGACCAGTTCCAGTTGCAGTAATTTTATGTTTCTTGTTTCTCTCTATATAAACTAAATCGCCCTTCTTAACAGTTAGGGCTCTGCCCTCAACAAGCCATTCCCACTCTCCTTGCAGGATATGCCACCATTCGTCCCAGTCACTGTGGTAATGTAATCTGTTGCCTTCGCCCGGCATTTGAGCAATCAAAGTAGCGCATGTGGATTTCGAGTTAACCAAAGTGTGAGACCAACACCTATCTTTAGGATTGTTTGTCATGATTTCTTCGATAGACGCTATTTCCTTATTATATTCATTCATAGTATTATTATCGACACCATCTTCTAAAAGAACCCTGAGACGGTTTGAATCAAAAGTTTGTCCAGATTTATAGTACTGAGGAGGTGTTTGAACTAGATTTGAAAGATGTTTCGCTGTTACCTCTGCAAGCTGAAAATCTTCCTCATTGTCAATGTCGATGGTTGAATACCCTTTTAAAGAAAACGTATCGATTTTGCCTTCTCCTCCATGATAAGCAGCCTTATACCTTTTCATATTTTGCATGTAATTACTTTTTCTCCACCCCATAAGAGAACATGCATAGACCTGAACTGGGTTTACTTCTTGGGAAGGGGGAGTAATTTTCTTTTGATCAAAGTTTATAGACATGTTGTTATACATTGATTCTATTTGTTGGTCAACAACAGATACTAAGGTATCACATCCGGTGTCTTTAATCTTTTTAACAAAATTTTGTATTTCTACAGGAGTAATAAAAGGAGAAGTGGGTAGTATTTGAATCAAGTAGTCACAGTCAGTATTTTGCAAAAAATCATCTGCAAAATGGTCATTAGTTACTTCATCGGATGCAAGATATTCACTTCGTTTATAAAATTTAATACCATGACTATTTGATATTTCCTCTAACAACTCTGATTCCGAGTTTACATAAATATCATCAAAACAGTCTGCCTCTTTAGCTGCCTCAATCACATAAGAAATCAAAGGTTTGTTATTAAGCAAACGTATGTTCTTTTTAGGTATTCTTTTGCTGCCGAGTCTGGCGGGTATCATTGCGATTACTTTCACTTCTATCTCCTTTATAAAAAGTACATTTTATCATATTTTGGGTTTTTTAATATCTCTTTAAAATATTCATCTATTACAATTCTATCATCATTAGGATACACTTCATGTTTAAAAAACTTATATTGGGAGTCTGGATCATGGCGATCTCTCTTGTTAGTGGCTAAGTGTCTTTCAAATTCTTCTTTAGAACCGCCTGATTGTAGATATCTTGGATCATATAAAGTTCTAAAAAAGTCCAAACCAAATAAGTGTACTTTCCCAATATCGTGTGACAATATATCCATTAAGGTTGTTGTCCCAGAGTTCGGTCTGAATTTAACGTATTCACGAATAGGGTAGTAGACTTCATCTTTCATCCATCTCGTTGGAAGTATATTATTCAAATGGGATGATTTTTCTGGATATGTGAAGTATTCTGACTTTGGATAAGTGCTACACACATATTTCACTCCGGATCTTTTCCATAAATCACCATCAATGGGTCCACCCGCATCAGAAAAACCATCTAAAGTATTATACAATACATCTGTTCTTTTCCCAACGTCGCTTTCTCCTCTAGGATCAACAGGTAATGCACGGTTCAGTCGAACTACAACGTCATAGGATTCTATTAAGTCCCCTAAGCCCTTCTCAAATAATGAAGCGCCGGATACAACGAGTGCAACACGTTTTCCTTTCATATAATCTCTGTAACTTTCGACTATCATCTTTTGCCATCCAGTGAGGAGGAATATATGGTTTCAGATCCTTGGTGCGCTAACAAGGGGTGTAACCAATATGACTTAAGGTCATGTTTATAGACAAAATAATTTATTTCAAAGTCTATTGGACCGCAGAAAAAGTGTAAACCATTTAGCATTATTTCTGCCGCTCTTCTAGAAATGAGATACAGTCCAGTTCCTCTTGTCAAGTGATTTTCATAAAAATATTGTCCATCCAAAATGTTAGAAGGAAATAGATCAGATGCCGCACACATGTGAACTATGTCTGCATCTTCTGGCATTGTTGCAAAGTATTTTTCAAATAAGCTATTATAATCAGGATGAAAAAATGTATCATCTTCAGATATCAAAGCATATGGCTCACCTGTCTCTAAAAACATTCTATATGCTTCTCTATGTTTCATGACTAAAGAAGTGACTGGTTTACTTAATACCCTGTATGTTGGGGGTGAAGGATAGATAGGAAGCTGCATTCTTTCATACCACAAAGATGTTTCCAAAACATCAAAAACATATTCTTCTGTAAGTTCATCAGCATCAAAATTTAATATCCATTGGGCCTTCTGTATTCCTACTCTGGACAACTCGGACTCAAGATGCGGTTTTCTTTCGGTTAGCTTTTTACAATGACAAATATAAAAAGGCATTTCTTTAGCTTTCATTTGTTAATCTCGAATCAATTGATCAATATGGTTTTTGTATTTGGAATAAGGTCTTGGCATGTGGGCATCGATATATTCATCACTTATTAACTTTTCATGAGAAAAGACCCAGTTGCTTCTATCAAGTCTTCTTCTAGCTAGACCATGCTGCCAACCTCTTAACTGGCTGTGTAGTGTTATGCCTTCTTCATCTATAGCTTCGCCAAGGTCTGCCGAGAAACACATTTCATCAGTATTCCAGCCGTGACCTTTATTCCACCAATCTAACATTTTCTTTTCCATACTAGTAATGTCAATAACCCCTGTGATCTTTGAAAACGTTGAGCCGTGACCAGCCAAATAACATATTGGATGTCTAGTAAAAAAAGCATTGCCCAAATGAGCATCTGACGAGAGACTTGTAAAATCATCTTTATTCTTTATTGCTTTTAAGGCTTCGACAAAATATTCTTTATTTAATGGCATCATATCTATGTCAGATGTCATACAAATTCGATTTGGATATCTATAGGGCGACAAAACTCGACAAATTTGTGCTTGATTTCCATATGGAATAACAGAATCCGGAACATATTTATTTTTATCACTTATTATTGTGTAATCAACTTCAAAACCCATTTTTTCCCATGCTCTTATTACAATATCGGAAAAATCACTATAGTATGGATTTTCATCGCTAGCTAATATAACTATGGGTTTGTCATTTATCATAATATCTTCGCAATGCATTTTGGTGTTCTATAATAGTTTTTTCATTTTCATCGAACACCTGTCCAACAAATTCTAATCCTTGCCTCCGAGATGGAAAAGGCTGACCATCAAAGAATTCATCGTGAGTCATAACTTGATCAGGTGTTAAAGTTGGAAAAATTAGTTCTGCAAAAAATTTGTAATCAGTACCGTATGCATCTTCTTGGGCAAAATTATCAATCAAGTTTTTTATATTACTGATTGCACCTGATTTTGCACCCCACATGCCACCCAGTATTGGATACCCGTGGTGAGGATGATCTCTCATAATATGCATCTTTTTATCTGACTCAAGCCACTCATCTACAGCCATTTTCTCTCTAATACTTAAGCGAGAATCAGTATCTCTAGATATCATGACATCGACTGAATCTTCAGAGGCTGGTAGAAACCTCCAGAACATGCCGCGCCAGTCTCCGAACTCCAACCTCTCCACGATTTGTACATTGTCGTGCCTTTCTAGTTGTAAGACTGCTTGGCTTGGTACACTTTGTCCGATGTAAAACCTGCACACCCAATCAGGGTATATTTCTTTTGCCAACTCAGCATTTCGAATAGCTCCAATCAAATATTTTGGATCTTGGCCCCAGAGTGAAAAAGATATTACTTTCATTGATACTTTTTAAATACCTTTTTTTCTTCTTCTCTTTTCCAAGCAAAGTTCTCTGGGTTGGTGGAAATCCCTTTCGGATTAAAATAATATAAACCCAATACACTGTTTATTTTTTTGAACTTACTCCCCTCTGTAGCGCCACGAAGCCATAGCTCCCAGTCACCAGCGGATTTATAGCTTTCATCAAAATAGCCGTATTTATCATGATATGCTCTTCTCCACATCGGTGCAGCATGGGGCATATTGGTCATTTTGAGATTTGCAAGAGAAAAGTCTGGGAAGTTATAGCGACGACCATCAGAGCTATTTTCTTCGAAAGTTTCGTTAGGCTCATGTGTAATAGACATATCAGCATATACTAAGTCCACATCCTCATTTACAAATAGTTCTTTTGCGTGTCTTTCAAGCGCGTTTGAGGCCTTTCTGTCATCCAAATTTGCATTTGTGATATACTTTCCTGTTGATAACTTAATACCCATATTCCACACAGCATATAATCCCGGATCTTTCTCTAGCTTTTTGTATGTAATATTATTTGGGTATTTCTTTATGTATTCTTCTATAACAGTCTCTTCGTTGCCCGGAGAATTTGCATTAATCAAAATAAGTTCACATTTATCTTCAAATATGGTTTGGTTTGTTATATCTTCTAGAAACAATTTTATAAAATCATCCCCATCATAAACTGAAGTTATAATAGAAATCTTAGGCAGGTCATCTATAGAGATTAGGTGTGCTGGATCGGGGCTGTGGATCAGATTTGATAGATTCCTGTGTTGTTTGGACCATCCAAATTCTTTCTTAACCCATTTTTGCAAATATTTAGCTTTTTGTAACCATTTATCATAATTTTTTCTAACTTGTCTAAGACGTATTTTGTAAGAACCCTCCGTAGGATAACACCATACAGTGTCTTTTTCTAAAACGCCGGGCCACACAGCACTTTCATGAATTGGTCCCAGTGTGTAATCCACGTTAGCAAAATAAGGTTTTAATTTGTTTTTCTTAGATTTTGTTTGTGCTGGTGCATATAGAAAATCGGTCTGTCCGGACCAAGCTGGAGCGATGATTGGTAGTCCACTGTATGCAGCTTCAAAAAGTGGTAACCCAAATCCTTCTCCGTGTGTTAGTGAAACTAGACATTTTACTTTTGGGTGTTTATACAGCGAATGTATTTCTGATTCGGACATATCACCATGTAGGAGATAAACTTTGCATTTTCTTTCTTCAATCTCTGGTATTGATTGAGATACTACCTCTTCAATATATTCCCTATCTACAACAGAGTTATTTTTTAAACTAGTTTTTAAAATAAGTCCTACTTCTTGATCATGGTTCTCTTCAACAAACCATCTAATGAGGTTTGCCATATTTTTTCTCGGACCCCACTGTGAGATAGCCAAATAGTTAAAATCATGCTCAAGATTTAGAGAGATCTCAGCAGCCTCATGGTCTTTTACGGGATATCCAGCAATGTCAACTGGTGTCTCACATCGTAAATGTACAGGGGCACCTGTCTCACTATTGTGCCCTTGGTACTCAGTCATAACAAAACCATTCTTTGCATGCTCAGAAATGGTGATAATCCTATCCATCTCATTACATTTTTGTAACCAAACAGATGAAACTTTATTTGTTTCAATGCCGGCTGTAACACCAATATTAATTGAGGCAATTTTTTGCCATTCATTGGGTATGGTAACTTGAACAGATATATCATATGGTAAATTTTGTTGCAGGTGGCGTGCGCCGGCAAATACTTTAGAATCAATCCATTCTCTTTCCTCATTATCAATAGCTAACCAACCTGTCTCTCCCCATCCAGTTGGTAAGATATGAATATCTAGTTCTGACTCCTGTAGCCGAAGGGCGCGCAGAACAAAGCGAGTGTGCTCGCCGTATCCTGATTGTGAAAGCGCCGGGCCTCTAACTAATACTTTTTTCACGATACCTCCTTGAGTTCCCAAGACTTGTAACCTTTTCTGGTTTCCCAAGAACCTAATCTGTTTGTAATGTCATCAATAAGGTTTAACCACTTTTCTTGAAAACCTTTGTAATCATAATTCATCCTTACATGCTGGATTCCTTTTTGCCCCATCGCTTCTCTCTCTTCTTTAGACATATTGTAGAAAGTTCTAAGAGAATCAATAAAATCTTTCTCACTTATTCTATCTTCATAAATGTATGGGACCGTCTGGGATCCAATCAGAGCCTTGGCTGATGGCTCAATCCCGATACCAAACCATTCATTACCATCAGTTACTTGTTCTTGGAGGCCTCCTGTCATATTAACAATAATAGGTGTTCCACAGGACAGTGATTCAAGAGTGGCCAAACCAAAACCTTCGGCGTCCGAAATATTAATCGTGCAATCTGCCATATTATACATCATTGAAAGACCTTCTGCTGGCATTTTATTAGTAGATAATACTACGCGGCCGTCTGTTATATTCATATCTTCGATCATCTGGCGGAGATCTTGTCCGTTGGGGTCTTTTGGATCTGTATGCATTATTAGACAAACATTTTCTGGGCCCACTTCTTCTGCAAATTTATTAAACCAGTGTAAGAGAGTGCCTGAGTGCTTACGACGTGCATTTCTATTGTTCCAAAAAAATACTGTGCGGCCTGCATGATCTGGGAAAGTTTCTTTGATAAAACTGTCTACCTGATCTTGTTCGATTTTATAAAATATTTTATCATTTACAGCATGAGGAATATAATGATTCTCCACTTCAGGGGCTACTTTATTTACTATATCGTGGGTTACTTTTGAGATAGACGCTACCACATCTGTAGAACGATACCATTTAGCATTGAACTTAGGCGGCGGATAGTTGTCCCATACATGATAATAAACCATCGGTATAAGAGGTCGTACTTCATTTTCAATCTGCCACAGCCAGCCATAAAATCTTGGATCTGTCATAAACCAAAGTACATCTGGTTTCTCAGTCCACAAAATCGATCGAATACTTTCCGCTGATCCATATCCATCTACTGGGTACACAACCCAATCTTTTTCGCCCCATCTCTCATCTGAAATGAACTGTGGTTCATAACTTGGATGTTTAATCGCGCCTCCAAAACAAATAAAACGATATTTACCAGTTAAAATTAGTGTTTCAATAAAATTTTTAGTTTGGGTACCAACACCAGATGGTGCCATAGGGTGATCTGCTAGGACTAGGATTGTCTTTTTCTTATTCATTTAAACCTCATCTGCAATGTTCTGTTTTATAGAAATCGCAGTATTTACAAGATAATCTATTCTTAATAGAAATCTTTCTCTTTATATTAATAACCGCTTTTTCGAGGAATGTCAAGGCATTTTTTACTTTTATTTGCCCGCTTGTAACTCGAAAAATCTCTGTGTTGTTCTTTTTGGCTGTTCTCTTGAGCAAACCAAAATGTGTCTCGATCTTGTCGATCGGGATGTTATGTTTCTTACCCCAGAAAACTTTGTATAGGGTTAACTGGTAGTTGATGATCTTATCAGCCTTCTTTCTGGCGTCCCAGCCCCACCCACAAGTCTTCCAGTCAAGGATATGATACTTACCATCCTTAGTCTTGACAACGAGGTCTATGAAGCCTTTAAACTTCAAATCGTGCCCTTCAATGTCTTCATAAAGCATTTCTTCTGTGGAGATAACCTCACAGTCCTCAAAGTAGTTATCTAGTTCCTCACGAAACGACGAAACGATGGGCGCGTACTGGCCCATCATTTGCTCTCGTAGGGTCTTGTCGATCTCCACTTCTTTCTTTTCTAATGAAACGATTTCTTTTTCGAACTCTTCCAGAAAGTGTTTCTCTCTGTCTAGATCTTCATTTAGAAGCCCGTGTTCACAAACACTGTGGATCGCGGTCCCAAAAGCAGTGTGTAGGTTGCCTTTGAAGCCTGCGATTCTTTCAACGTATTGAAGTCGGTGTTTGTGTGGGCATTCGTTCCAAGTTTTTATCTCTGAATAAGAGACATGCGCCATTTATTCCTCAGTCGAGACCTTTTTAGCACGCCGTCGTTGCGTAGTCTTTGGTTTCTCTTCTTTTAATATAACCTGTTTTTTAGGTTTGTCAACTGATTTCTTTTCAAAAATCCAAGTCCCGGATAACAATGACAAATTCCAGTTTTTTAACGTTGGATTTTGTATGCAGTTACCAAAAGATTTTTTGTGACTTTTTAAAATCTCAATTGCGTCTGCTAGGACAAATTTTCTTTTCCTGATGTTCTCTCGATCATTTTTTTCATATAATTCGATATAAACTTCAAAAGTGTCTTTATTTTCTCTAACTTCTGTATTTTTAATGCTCATCTGTGATCACTCCTTCTATTTTAATAAATAGTTGCGGACTAACTCTCTTTAATATTTCTCTGTCACCTAAATAATAGTTTTCAACGCCAGAGGCCCAATATTCTCTCAAACTCGTTATTGAATAAGGGCTATAAAACAACCCATTAGTTAAAGTTCTTAATTTGGGGTAACCTATATCTTGATACAAAAACATATCAAAATCTAGATCATACTCTGTATTTGAGAAATCATGTAAGATTTCTGTGTCTTGTGCAAGTAGAAGATCTTTTAGGCGCCGTCTTTTACCAAGAAACTCAGTATGAAGAGATCCATCCGCATAAATGTAGTGCCCCTCTGCTACTTCTAGAGAGTGGGCCATTTCGTGCAAAATGTTTTCTAACAAATCTCTACTATTTATGATTTTATTACTAATATATATCGCGCCATCTTTGTACAATGCTTCTAAGTCTCTTATCTCTAAAAAATCAAAAGTACCAACAATTATAGTATCCACTTCTTCAAATAAATGAGGCGGTATATTTTGTTCTAAATAATTTATTGCATCTTGAGTATCAACATCACCAACAAATGGTTCCTGCACATATAATAGTTTCCCAAACAGACGATATTCTTTTCGTAAAACCTTTTGGTCCAGTAAAGATCTTTTTATTATATCTTCAATATTGAGTCTATTTTTATCCATTTTCTTCAGATTTGACCATTTCTTGGCCGGCTTCTAAATCTGCAAAAGCCTGACGATATCCTCTAATAAAGTTTTCTTCCGCTAAGGCCATTACAAACTCTGGAAATTCTTCCGCCATTAGATCTACTATCATTTCAACAGTAATATTGCCATCCCACTCATATTCCTTGCCTGTATCTATCTTAAAACGAATCATTTCTTGTTCGAATTTCTGGCCAACATAATCAACAAGCCAAACCTTCATTGGAGAATCAGGGGTAACGTTTTTGAATATTTCACTTTCTTTAGCAATTTCACTTTCTCTATCAGCAACTTGCATAATAATCTCCTTTCATATTATATTATAACCACATTATGGTCTCATGTCAAGGATAAATTTATAAAACCTTTGCTGCCAACGTTGCAACCTTAGATCTTTCACCTTTTCTCAGTGTAATGTGGCCTGTAATTTCGTGCGCTTTCATCTTTTCGACGGCGTGAGTCAAGCCAGAAGACATCTCATTAATGTAGATGTTATCTATCTGCTCTACGTCGCCCGTGAGGACGATCTTTGTCCCTTCCCCTACTCGGGTTAGGATAGTCTTGATCTCGTGCGCTGTGAGGTTCTGAGCCTCATCTATGACGATGAATGCGTTGGCAATAGAACGACCACGGATATATGTGAGTGCTTCAATCTCAATCAGACCTCGTTGCATATAATCTTCAAGTGTCGTTTGATCATCACCTGTCAAAAACTTCAAGTTATCCTGAACTGGTGCTAGCCAAGGGGCCATTTTTTCTTCAAGAGAACCGGGCAAGAAGCCAATGTCTTTACCCATAGGCATAACTGGGCGGGATACAACCAGCTTTTTGTATGGAGTGCGACAGTATGAATCGTCTTTTAACTTATCTTTGATGTTAAGATTTGAAACAACCTGCTCCAACCCAGCGGCGATCGCCATAAGGGTTTTACCCGAGCCGGCTTTGCCTACGAGGGATACCACCTCGATGCTGGGATCCATTAAAAGGTCCAGTGCAAAGGTTTGTTCCTTGTTTCGCGCTTTGACACCCCAAAGACCGTCTTTAAAGTTTAAAACTTCCTCTAATGGGCTCATATAATCAGAAAAACGGCATAAAGCAGTCTTTTTTTCGTTTGAACTGGACACCAGCATAACAAACTCATTGGGGCAGATACCCCTATGTTCCTCTGGATCTAGGTAAACCGGGTCATTTTGATAGAAGAAATCAACCTCTTGGTCGTCTACTAAGCAAGACCGGAAGCCAGTAAAGAGGTCAGATTCTTTCTTAATGACCTCATTTTCCCTATAATCCTCACTTAAAAGACCTATTGCATCGCAAATGACACGCATATTGATGTCTCGACTGACAACAATAGTTTTTCTGGCGCCGTTGTTCTGGTCTTCCCCAATAGCAGTTGAAATAATCTCGTGATCAGGCACAGATTTATCTAAATCGTTAGGTAAAGCGGTCAAATTATGGCTGACCACTCTAAGAATACCTTTTCCTTTGCCTAGTCGGACACCTTTTTGCAAGGATCCTTTTGCTCTCAATTCATCAAAGGACCGAATTATTTTTCTTGCATTAATACCAACACTGTCTTGTCGTTTTTTGTGTTTATCAATCTCTTCAAGAACTTTCAATGGTATTACAATGTCATTGTTAGCAAAATTATTTATACAGTCCGCATCCGTCAAACAAGCACTTGTATCAAGCACATAAGTTTTTTTTGCCATATTGCTTTGCCTCTTTTAGAACCCTTATGGGGTCATTAGTAAGTAGTCTGAAACAAAAGAACCCGCCTCAATCGAGACGGGTTCTTGGGATAAATTGAGACACCTATGAGTTACTAACCTTTCTCTCAGTTTTCACTACCCCGTGCCTCCCTGCGGGTTGGGGGGGACCTTAGTAGGCTACTTGGTTACGCCATTTTTCTAAATCTTTAGCTCTTTTTTTTTGTGTTGCGCTTATGACCATAGAGGAACTGCTTTGGATTTTACCGCCGCCAATGCCCCAGATCATTTCAATACCATTCTCCCTACAAAATCTAGCCTCTGGTGTGTTGACATTCTCTCTGTCGCCACCGTTAGCAAAAATGTCAGGCCTCAACTCATCCAAGGAGGCCACAACTGTTCTATCTTCATCTTTTGCCATTACGACGTGATCCACAAAGTCGTAGGCACCAATAAGTTCGGCTCGCTCTTCCCAAGGCATAAAAACATAACCTTTCTTGCGAAGTAGCCAATCATCTGAATTCACAATAACAAGCAGCTTTCCGTGTTGTGCTGCGTCCTGCATCATACGGAGGTGTCCAACGTGGACAGGATCAAATCCTCCCGATACAGCGATTACTTTCTCACCCATAAATCCTCTCTTGTAGACACTCTTGAATCTGTAACACTCTTCCCGCATCTGGTGAACCCAGTGCAGTCTCAAATATATAGTAACTAGTAATGGTCGCTACAATAGCGCCGAAAACTACTCCCGTTGCAAATCCTATGTATCCTGCTCCTAACTTTTTAACATTCATAGCCGAAGTTCCCCCTCGACTATAACTAGTATAACAAACCACCGTGTGCTTGTCAAATAATTTTTATCAAAATGTTAGATTTTTTCTGCTTTGCAACCTTTTGGTAGGTAAGACTTAGGTTTTTTCTTGTATTCTTTAAGTGGTGGCTGCACCCATTTGGAGTACGGACAAAATATTTTATGATCGCTTTTATCTTGTAAGAACATCTCTAAACCAACAATGTCGTTTTTGAGGTCTTTAGAGGCCTTCTCACAATCCGTAGGCTTTTGAGGGGCCGGTTCCTCTTCCGTGTCAACAGAATGGCTCACAAACACATCAGAAGGCCCGTAAGAGGCAACACTAGTTGGGGCGAGCAAAAGAAAAAATAAGATCGGTCCTCGAACCATCATATCTTAGACACCAGTGTTTCGATACGACCAAGAGTTTGTTTCATATACTCAATATCTTTTTCAATTGAAATAATTGCCTTAGAGTTTGTGTCAGCCTCTGACAATTTCTTTTCTATTACAACCACCATGTTCTCAGCATCGCCAAGATCATTTTGTAGTTGAGCAAGCGCAACATTTGTATTCCAAACCCAGCCAGCAAGTGGCATTATAATCACACCTAAGACAACTGTGAACACCTTCCACATCTTTTCGCCTAAGTTTACGGCCATAATAAAGCCCTCCGTCTTCCATTAATAAGTAGTTAGCAAAGTTCTAAATTGTCTACTGTTTCCATACATCTGTATCGTTTTCCTTTTATTAAAAACTGCACTGCAATGTATCCCTCAATGACCAGAGGGCCACCGGGGAACTGTGTGAACTTTGGGTCTCCTATGGTGTACCAGCCATTTGATAAGACTGTTCCGCACCTTTTGGAGCCCTTGCATTTGACTCGCTGCCCTCGTTTAAAAGGACATTTCTTTTTTTTCATTTATTAGCTTGAAAATCCTGAGTTTGTCCCTGCAAATACATTGTCAGTCATAAAGCCAGATGTTGTAGTTCTTGATAAACCGCCGCCAGTATTAATTCTGTTGTTGTCAAGAGCATACTCAATGTGGAGTATTGGAGCGTTTGCGGTATCGTTTTTTATTTTGACGGACGAGATGCTGGAGGATCGCGGTCGTGTCATAAAGTTGCTCTTTTCCAAAGATAATGGGTGGAGGCCAACCATACCATAAACTCCTTTATTACGCATTGTTATTTCTAACTGCTGTAACATTGGGGCGGATAACTTAAACTCGTATCTTCCGTCAGCAGGGCTTAGGCCGGAGGTCATTCGCTGGGGGTTAGTAAGAAATTGGGTTGCAATTTTGCCAGAGGGATCTGAGTCCCTAGGATCTTGTTTCTGATTATGACCTAAAATATTTCTTATGTGCAGAGCGTTTGACGCTGGTTTGAAATCACCGTTTCTATCTATCTCAAACTCCACATTCGGAATACACCCAAAATAATAGAGGGCAAGCTGAGGAGTATTGAAGCCATAAAAGTCAGCCGAGAATGTGGCACTAAGAACTCTTTTTACATTATTGACTGGTTTCTCTGCACGTCCAGATATGTCGGCGCGACCCGTATTATTCAACCGAAAATCAAAACCTATAAAAGGCAAAGATAAGGAAGCTTCTCGGTCTAGGGTGAGACTGAAAGCAGTAAAACTAGTTCCTGTACCAATGCCAGTGGGATTAACATCACCGGCACCATCCCATATAGCTCCGGCGTCCGCTTGTCTGCCCTCGCCGTATGCTGCACGGCGCATTACCTCTACTGAATAGGTTAGCCCGTCTGATTTAATGTTTTGTATTCTTGCCATAAGAAAACCCTCCTACGCTGTAAATAGTACCAAATACAACATAGGAGGGCAAAAAAATGGAGACGGTGGGAATTGAACCCACGTCCGAAATAATTTCCAATTCAAGTCATCCACAGGCTTGGGAGATTTTTCAAAATCAACAAAACTTTTCTGATCTTACTGTGACCAGAGACAGGTTCTTGTTTGATTTTTACAACTGATCTGTTGTTTTGATTAGATTGGATAGAAGGCTCTAATCAGCCTCCCGATTAAGCAGCTTGTGCTAAAACGAAATTGTTGTTATTGGCAACTAATTGTTTTTGATTTTTTAAGTCATCACGACTGCCTGCACTATCCTCTTTTATCACTCCGTCGAATCCTGAACGTCCCCGTAATTCTTACAGCACTTGAAATGTTTGTTCAACGTATGTTGTTAGCGATGAAGCACCAATATAAAATACACTGATTAGTATTGTAAAAAACACACCGTATTCTATAGTCGTAGCTCCGCTCTCGTCCTTTGCGAACGTAAACATAATGACTCTCCTTTTTTTACACCCCCCATTGGGTGTCACTTAAATAGTTCTATCAATCCTCAAAGTATGAAACTGGTTTATATTTGTTTTTTAGTTTCTGAAATCTATCTTGCCTTAACCCTAGAAACCTCATAGCCTCTACTTGTGTCCTCGTAGCAGAATAAGCATACTTTAATATAGCATCTCTTACTATCTCTGTCAAGTTATTCCATAAAGGAAATCCATAAAGCCTGCCGTTAACAGGTTTTGTAGATAATTCTAATTTCAGACCAATGACTTCTTCAAGGGAAAGATTGCCTAACATCGTCTCAAACTCATCATTTGATCTTTTTTCTTGACGTAGCTTCTTAGATAGGCTATAATATGTATTACGGCCTTTCCTTAGTTTCTTTCTTTTCCAAGACATTATATATTAACTATATTATTATATTATATTATTATATATATTAAATTTATTATAAATCAGTTATTTCTAAAGTTAAACCTTCTTCATTATCTAACTCTGGACCTATCTCTTGATCACCACCTGCTTTCTCTTTCTCATATTCAGGTGTTGTAGGTTCTGGTAGATTAGTTGTAAGAAACTCTTCGAAGTTATCTTTCCAAAGAAGAATGTTAGTTTTTAAATAATCATGATAAAGTTCTCTATCCTCATCATTAGCCAGTTCACCAAAATCATTAACGATGGTTCCTTGGATTTGTTTAAACGTTCCAAGGGAAGCATTTCTTCCAGTAGCATCATTTTCAGAATCTTTTAAACCACGAGTCAACAATTCTTCGTCATCATCAATCTCAATAGCTTCCTCCTCTTCTTCCTCTTCAGGAGTAGGTAGAATGTCTACACCGAGATCTAAAGGCTCTTCTCTTTCATCGCCAACGTCAATCTCAATGTCTTCTTCTAACTCCATATCAGGAGCAGCTTCAGGAGCATCGATGTTAGTTTCAATGGGAGCTAAGAGGTTGTCAATACCGTTTACAAGGTGTGCAATGTAAGATTTTCTTTGCTCAGGATCAGTTGTTAGAGAAAGATAAGCATCACGGATTTGAGGAATAATCTTTTTCAAAGTCTGACGCAGTTTGTTGATGCCAGTCTTTTCGTGTGGAATCTGATCATTCACGGCAGTCTTTTCTTGTAAGAGCCGACTAACAACACCACGAAGAACTTGCTCTTCGTTTAGTTCTTTTTCCTCACGCTTGGTGTGAATCTTTGTGATAATCTTGCGGATGTTCTCGCGAAGAAGATCTTCCTCTATTAAATCGTTTCTGTTTTTCATGATAAGGCTCCCTTACCTAATAAATAGTTTAAAACCTCTTCAACGGCCTCATCTTCTGGGTCCTCTTCTCGGATAATGGACCTCTTATTTTTATTGCCGACTGCATAACCCTCCACACTTCCACCAGCCATCGATGAGATTTCATCAACTTTTTTATTTAGCATTGATTTTGGCGGAGGAGAAACATCAACCGATTTAACCATTGGTCTTTTACTTATTCGGATCAATGCCCTCTTTATAGCATCATCACCAACTTTATGGACGGTCATAATCTTTCCGTTGCTATAAGTTACATTTAGAGTGTAGGTCGTGGCTTTAGCTTCGTCTATAGCTTCTGGTTCTCTCTCAACACCAAGTACATCCAGAACATCATCAGGATCAACACCTTGTGGAATAAATCTTTCTAAACCTGCGCCGTCGTCCAATGCTGCTCTAAAATCTCTTGCACTTAAAGCCTCTGGTGGGGCGACGAATGCACAAGATAGAGGATCGGAAATGGTGACGCCTTCTCTTGCATACTTTTCAAAGTTTGCCTTGAAACGATCTTCGTCCCCGCCTTTGGTACTACAACCGGGAATGACTGTATCACCGGGTTGAGCAAGCTCTGGCTTATCATCGCTGTTTTCTACAAACTGATAGGTTGCCGAGACGGGAGAGTTGACAGGAGAACGAACCACCGTAACCTTGTCTTCTAATCCAGCATCTCTAAGATAGATGTTCCAGATCTTTTTAGAAACATCAAAACTTATGTCTTTACCACTTGGAGTTTTTCTTGCGAGTGGGGAAATCATAACAACAACACGATCTGCTAAATCAGCATAGTGTTGAACCATTTGCATATGACCTTTATGTGGGGGCTTAAAAGCGCCCGGCACAACAGCAACGGTACGACCACCTTCTTGCTCATCTAACTTTTGGAGGGGAGGCACATTGCCACGGCCATATTTGAACAAACCAAGGATCTGGTTAACAGGAGCAAAGTTTCCAGTAAACTTATAAGTCACATCGTCGTAATCAAAAACAAACCCTTCGGCAGCAGTTGAAACATTATCGACATCCTTCAGTTTGCTCATCTGTTTCGTTAGGATCTCAATGGCCTCATTAGAATCGCTTCCCTCAATCGCTCTGATGGCCTTC